CTCCGCCCCGTTTTTTTACCCATGACCTCCCACGCCTACCAACTCGTCACCGCGCCCACTGAATTTGCCATCACCGATGCGCAGATGGAGGCGCACGCGCGCGCGGCCGGGCAACCAGCCGAGCAGTATCAACCCTACGTGCGGGCGGCGCAGGCGTACGTGGAAACGATCACCGGGCGCAAGCTCGTGACGCAGACCTGGAAGTGGTTCCTCGACGCCTTTCCATGCGGCGACCGGCTTACCCTGCCGTTCGGCCAACTCCAGTCAGTAACTCACGTCAAATACACCGATACAGCGGGCACACAGACGACGTTTTCCGCGGACTACTGGGAAGCATCCACCGCCCGCGATCCCGGTGTCCTGGCGCTGTCCTACAACCAATCCTGGCCATCTACAACCCTGCGCGTCCTCGACCCGATAGAGATTCAATTCGTTTGCGGGTGGACCACGGCAGCGGATGTGCCATACGAGATTCAGGCGGCGATTTTGCTAGTGGCTACCCATTTCTACGAAAACCGCAGCGCCGTTGGCGTTGGTGATTCCGCGGTGGTCACCTCGAAGCAAGTCGAGCTTGGCGCTATGGCGTTGCTGGCGAATTGGATCATCCGATGACCCGCACCGGGCAGCGTAACGCATGGGTGCAAGCCTTCGCGTCCACCGAAACCACGGGCGACGCGGGCGACCCGCAGCCGTCCTGGAGTGACACCCCGGCGCTCGAATTTTGGGCGCATAAACGCAATCTGACGCAGCGCGAAGTGGTTGTAGCGGGCGCGCTTCAACAGGAAGACGCCGTAGTTTTTGAGGCGCTGTACATGGACACACTAACCACGCGCCACCGGCTGAAATACGCGGGCCGGTACTACGACATCACGGGCCTCAGTGACCCAGGCGAGCGTCACGAAGCGTTGCATATTTACGCACGTGACGCGGTGAGTTACGGATCATGACGTTACCCGAAGCTCTAGGCACCCACCTCCGCACCGACGCCACAGCCACCATCGCCCACTATGGCGCGTCCAAGGTGTTCTGGTGCTACGAAACGCAGAACGTCACCGCGCCGTTTCTGGCATTCCGCCAAACCTCCTGCCGTCGCATTGCGCAGCACATCAACGGCGCTGGAGCACCACGCGAATATGGCGTGGAAATCATACACTACGCCGCATCCCAATCAGCCGCATGGGCGGGTGCACAGGCCACGAAATCCGACCTAGACAACGTGACAGGCACATTTAGCACCGTGGCGTTCAAGCGCTGCACGGTCACGGACGAAAGCGACCTCGTAAGCGAAGAGGCCGCGGCGCGCGGGCTGTTTGCTGTGGCGCAGACGTTGAGTATCATCACTTAGTTTTCCGGCATGTCGTGAGACACCCGGCGAGGGGGATATAAGGCCCCCAACCACAATCCAGCTATCGCCGTGAGGCGAAAGGAGCCCACATGGCTACATTTACGGCAGTTGCCGGAACGCTTTTTAAGTACACCGTTAGCTCCACGCTGACGACCATTCCCGGCGTCCAATCGATTTCGCTTAGCGGTGGAGAAAAGAACGACATTGAAGTCACCGCTATCAGCGACGAAGACCAGGTATTTATTGGCGGTCGCCGCTCGGCTCAAGAGCTGAGCTTCGGCATGTACTGGGACCCGACCGACGCCGGGCAGGTGGCGATGTTGACCGCCTACAACGCCAGCGCTAGTACCCCGGTCGCTATGACCATCACGGAAGCCGACGCGGGCGCGGCTACGCAGGCGTTCAGCGGCTACGTCAAGTCCATGACGCCCGCCTATGATCGCGACGGCGCCCATATGTACAACGTCGTCATCAAACTCACGACCGCAATCACCTTCACCGCCTAAGGAGGCGTTCATGATTGACCCTGTAACCCCCGCTACGCTTGTGCCGTGGCGGGGGAAGAGTTACACATGCCAAGCGACGCTCGGCGCGCTGGCGGCGGCTTCTGGTGCGCTAGACGTGCCTATCCTGGAGCCGATTCCCGGAAACGTCTTCGCAAAGCCGGAGTTTTTCAAGCGCGGCGTGCTACTGTTCGCGCTGCTTCGCCCGTTCGTGCCCTCTGTCACGATTGACGCCTGTCTAGAGGAAGTGACTGGGCCGAAGGCCGACTTCTACCTGAAGGCGATCAACGACGCTTACGAGCATCTGACGCCCGCAATCACGCGTTTGCTGGGCGGACCATCGGAGGCCGAAAAGCCCCCTTTGGCCGAGTCGAGTTCTGGCGCCGACTCTGGGCCAGCGCTCGTATCCACCTCGGGATCTCGTCGGAAGAGTTCTGGTCGCTGACCCCCGGCCAGCTAGCGGACCTGTTCACGGAATGGATGAAAGCGAACGGAGGCGAAGCGAGTGGCGCAAAACAAGGTCGCGTTAGAGGTGCGCTCATTCCGTGATGCGAAACGCGACTTCCAGTCGCTCGTCAAGGCCATGGACCCAGCTACGTCGTCATCGCAGGTTTATGCGCTGTATCGGGTAGCCCAGAAAGAAATCCAAGACGCGCTGTACAAGGGCGGGCTGTTTGCGCGCGATGCCGTCCGCTCAATGGCAGCAGCAACGCACGCTCCACGCCGCCTCTACTCCGGCTCAAAGCCGGCTATTTTTTCGTTTGCCGATTTCAACGCGTCGACGGATAGCAAGCGGAAGCGCTCTGTATTGGTTGGCGTGCGTACTGGTTTAGCGAGCAAGGCACCCGATAAGAGTCTGTACGTCAATTGGTCGAAGGGTAGCGGTAACCGTAAGAGCGACGGATCGAAGATTGGCTCAGGCGGATTGTCGATATCGTTTGGCTCGCTGTTCGAGCGAGGCACGCAAAACCGGCGTATCAAGCCAAAAAACTTTTTCCGCTTTGGCGTAGCGGCGGCCAGCAGCCGCATTATTGCGGGCGTCGGCAACGCCTACAAACGCGCGGTGCAAGTGCTGAACAAGAACACAAACTAATGGCTATTTCAGACATCCTTTTCCGCATCTCGACCGATACGACTGCCTTCCAGCAGTCGATGGGTAAGGTCAATGGCACGCTTGACAAAATCGACAAGCAAGCCCGGAAAACCACGTCTGGATTTACAGCTTTAGGCGCTACACTCACCAGCGCCGGAACGACGATGACGCTGGGCACCACCGCCCCGCTTGTGGCGCTCGGCATTGGCGCGGCAAAGGCGTCCGGTGATATCGACGTGCTGAAGCGCGCGCTACTTGCCACCACCGTAAGCGCTGACGAAGCGTCGAAGCAATTCGAGCGATTGCAAGATATCGCCAAGCTGCCAGGCATCGGGTTAGAAGAGGCCGTGCGCGGCTCCATCCGTCTGCAAAATTACGGCCTGAGCGCGTCCTTATCGGAAAAGGCGTTACGCAACTTTTCCAACGCCGTGGCGGCCGGCGGCGGCTCCGCCGATGACACCTCGGAAGCATTGCGCCAGCTCGGCCAAATGTACGGCCGTGGTAAAGTCACGATGGACAACCTCCGGATTATCCTGGAGCGCGTCCCTCAGGCGGCGGCAATCATCCGCAAGGAATGGGGCAGCGAAGCCCTTGCTGACCCGGCCAAGGCGTTTGAAAAGCTGGGGTTGACTTCGCAGCAGGTTATAGAGACGTTGATTGACCGGATGGACGCCGTACCGCGCGTGTCGGTCGGGTTCACCACGTCCATGGAAAACTTGGGGCAAGCCATCAAGATTGCGGCGGGCACGATTGGCGACGAGTTGACGCCATACATCATCGCCGCAATTCCGAAAATTGAGGAAATGGCAGGCAAAACCAAGGACGCAATCCAGGCGTTTAAGGATCTGCCGGACCCGATCAAAAACACAGCGCTGGCGATCACTGGACTTGCTATCGCGGCCGGGCCCGTCGCGCTGGTTGTCGGCAAGCTAGTCGGTGCTTTCACGGCCATCAAGACCTTCGCCATTGGCGCGGCTACACTTCTCCAGCCGGTCGCCGCTGGAATTACGCTTATTGGCACCGCTGCCGTCGCGGCTGGTGTTGCCGTGGGCGGGTTCCTGTATTGGCTGAAACAGACGCCGACGGCGCTGGAGCAGCAAAAAAAGGCTGCGGATGAAGCGGCGGAGGGGATGCGCCGGATTAACGAGCGCATGGGTACCGGCGCGCAATCCGCCAAGGAATTACAGCTTCCGTTTGGGCTAGCATCCGAGGGTATTATTCAGTTCGGAAAGGCGTTAGATGACAAGGCGCCCAAGCTCAAAGAGTTAACCGAGGAGCAAAAAAAAGCCGCCGAAGAGGCGCGCAAGGCCGCAGCGGAAGCATATAAGAACTCTTTTGCTGGGTTGGCGGAAGCCGAAAGCACCGCCAAAATTGGCAGCGCACTCAAGGCGGCCGCATCGGCGTGGCTGGAATACAACACGATGCATGACCTTGGCGGCAAGAAAATGCCGGTCATGCGTAGCGAGTTGGGCTGGCTAGCCGAAGCATCGGACCAATACGCGGCATCCCTTCGCGCGGCCGGAGAAGCCATGAAGGCGCTGATTTTCGCCCAAACGCCGACCCCTATAGGATTCCCTGAACTTCCCACGCGACCATTCGGGAACGGCAGCGAACTTGCGCGCGAATCAGCCAGCGCGCTAGGCATTGAAACAGAATCACAGCGCGCGAAACGCATTGCCGACCTGCAAAGGCACGCCGATACTTTGCGCGAATTGAACCGGCGCGGTGATCCGAATGTCTCTGGCAACATGGTTATCGAAGCAGAGGAAAAACTAAAGGCCGCCATCGAAGGCACAGGGCGCGCGGCTACTATCAGCGGCAAGGCCCAAACCAAAGCCCTCCAGCAAGTCTCCACTGTCGTAACCGACCTATCGCGCGGCATCGCCGGGATCATCTTCGAAGGCGGCAAGTTCGGCGACATGCTACAGAAGGTTGCCAAGCAAGCCGGGCAGGCCATCACGCGCGAGCTCATCGAAGGCGCACTGTCAAAGCTATCGGCAAAACTCCTGGACGTTGGCGGCATCTTTGGCAAGGTTTTCGGCGGCGGCACAGGCGTAGTTAAATCCGTATCTGGTGGCATGGGCGACCTAGGCGGGGCTGCTACGGGTGGCATTGGCGGCGCTGCTACGGCGGCGTCTTCTGGCCTCGCTGGCATCATCGGCGCGGCAGGATCAGTGGTGTCTGCTATTTCCGGCGTGATCGGCAATTTCCAAATGGCCGGGATGAACAAAACGCTTGACCTCATTGAGCACGAGGTCCGCTACAGCCAAATCCACCTCCTTAACACGCTGAACAAAGCGAACGAGTTTTGGCCCTATATGAAGTCCGTTTGGGAGTCCCTGATTCGCATGGAAACCGCTGGCGGATTCGGTGGCGGTGGCGGAACGGTCAATGTCTCCATGGCTGGGGCCTACCTGATGAGCGATTCCCAGATGGGTGATTTCGCGGACCGCCTGGCGCGGTTCCTAAAGGCGCGGGGCGTCTCCTAAGTGGGCATCTCCGCTCTCATCGCCGCCACGCTCCGCAATAGCGTGGTTGCACCGGCTTCCATTTCGATCACGCGCACCCTTGGGGAGCCGGCGACGTGCGAGGTGGTCACGACCGACGCGGCCGGGGCCATTATCCCGGCCGTCGGCAACATCGTCGAAATGCAGGACCAGTCGTCTGTGGTCCAGTTCTTCGGGACAGCGCAGGAAGTCACCACTACGCGCCGGGACCACACGACGGCGAATGAATGCCGCATCACCGCCACCGACCTCAATCACGCCACCACGCGGCGCCTGGCCGGGCTGTACGAGTGGACCGGCAAGACGGTGCTTTACATCGTCTCCGATATCGTCTCGAACTCACTCACCGGCGATTTGACAGACGTTTCGCTGGTGGAAACCGGGCCGACGATTGACCGCTTTGCGGTGGATTACTCGACCGTCAAAGAAGCCTTCGACGCGCTGGCCGAAATGGCCGGTATGCGCTGGCATGTGGACGAACTCAACCGCCTCAAGTTCTTTACACCATCGGCATCGCCCGACGCGCCTTTCGCCATCACGGACGGAACGAATGTAACCAGCCTGAGCGTGCGCGCCACGCGCGAGGACTACTGCAACACGGTCACCGCCCGCGTTGGGCAATCGCTACGTGACCCTGAAACGCAATCGTTCACGGGCGACGGCACCACGAAATCCTTCACGCTGACCTATCCCGTCGCCCAAGCACCTACCGTGCGCGTCGCGGGCGTTGATGCGCTTGTGGGCATCCTTGGCGTCGATACCGGCAAGGATTGGTATTGGCAGGCAGGATCGGCCGAGATCCGGCAGGAAGACGCGGACGCCGCGTTGGCCGGGGGCGTAGTCCTAGACGTAACCTACGTCGGGCTGGACCTGATCTATGTCGGCGTGTCCGATACCGCCGAAATCACCGCCCGCTCGACCGCCGAAGGCAACAGCGGCATCTACCACAAGCTGATCGAGTTAGAAGGGCAATTAACACGCTCTGATGCCACAACAGCCACCCAGGCGTACCTGGACGCGCACAACGAACTGACCTACGTTCTCATCGCCGAAACCAACGATTTCAAAGAGCCCGACCTCCTCACGATCCGCCCTGGCGACGTGATTTCCATGACCCGCGCGGGCTACGGCACGACGGGCAATTTCCTCGTGCGCTCGGTCAACCTCACCCACATGGAGGGCGTTCCGGATACCGCTACTTACCAGTGGCGCGGGCGCATTGAAGCCGTCAAGGGGCCGCTCCTCCGCACTTACACCGACATCATTAAGGGCACCAGTGGCGGCGGCTCCGTGGGCGGCAGTGGGGCGGCTGTGACCGCATCGAGCGGCGCCGGGGTGTACCTGCATGAAATCGGCACGCTGACCGCTAACACAACGATAACGCCAACCGTCGCAGCTACGACCGGGGCGACGCTGTACGTTTTCGGGACTACCGGCGCATCGCCATACACGATTGCATTTCACGCTGACTGGTTCGCCACCGTCCCAAACTC